CAATATGACTCAGAATCCCAACCATAATCCTCAAAATCCTTATACATCTGCTCTACAAGAGATGTCGTTGGAACAACTAAAAGAATTTTTTGCCCTTTATCTACATAGTATCTTACGATTGAATAAATCATCAGAGATTTTCCTGAGGCAGTGGGTGATATCAGCAGTTTTCGATTATATTTTAGTGCATCGTATACTCCATCCACTTGATAATCACGAGGAGTATGAGAGCAAATAGAACTCATATAATCCTTTACACCCTCTAATGATATTCCCTCATTCACCTCAAAAGGTTGACCATAAAATTTATTATTTTCAAACTTATATGTGTAATTGAATTGTTCGCAAAAATTTATAACTTTATCTAAAAGACCCACATATATTTGTTTACTTCTAATATCGAATAAGTGTATTTCCCCATTCCAATTTCTCCCTCGATACTGAGGCATAAATTTTGCACCAGGAACTTCAAATTTGAAATGATCTCTCAGTTCATATTCAATATGAGGTTCTGTTTTTATTTTTAAAAATACTTCGTTAGACTTAGATATAATAAGATTTTCTGTAGTATCTGTCACAAAGATTCATATGTCTATGAGTATTTATTCACCCCAATCCAGCATTAAATCGTAAAAATTCTATTGAGTTCTTAATTTGATATGTGCGATTTTGAATGACTTTTAATATGCTTTCAAGATAATATAACATTGTATCATAATAACAAATTTTCATATTAATAGATGAAAGTTTATCATCTGCATCAAGGTACTTTTGCATAGTTTCTTTATCCCGAATTTTCTTTGGGAATGGATTTTCTACATAAACATCTGGATCTGCCTTTCCAGAGAAGTATTCATATCTTTCGTGATGAATATTTTTCTTTTGTTGCTCTGCTTTTTTTCTTAAAAGAACGATTGTATTATAAAGATCAAAATATTTTGCGTGAAGAACTGGTATATTTAAAGATTCTGTATGAAGATTATCTGGATCTATTTTTGCGTCCTTTTCCCACATCTCTTGAATTTTTTCAAGATCAATACTCATAATGGAGTTCCACTTAAATCGGTTATATTGTAGATAGTATACTTGAAACTCACCTCTGCTGTAAAGTATTGAATATCTGAATCGGTAGCAGTAAATGCTAATGTTGTCAACGAATATGGAAATAAGTCATTAAATTTAATTTGAAAATTCGGAACAAAATTACTACTTAATACCTGAAGTGTTCCATCAGAATATATGTCCATCGATTTTTGGACATACTTTGGATTCGTAAGTCCATTATTTTGAAGATTATAAATTTCTTCCAATTTTTCTGGATATCCCAAACCACGAATCCAATTTTGAATCTCCATATAATTTTCAAGATCTTCATCTACCATAAAACGCAGATTTAAATCCCCAAAAACAATTTTATCTCCTGGAGTATCAATATCTTTTAGATATGTTGGTTGAATTGCAATTCCAAGAGTTAAATCTGGAATATTTGCCTCATTGCAAAAAAATGCAACTTTGGGACTTCTTTTTATCGTGAACTTAAATCCACTTGGGGAAAGAAAATTACGATTTTCAATTTGACCTGATGTAGTAGATGCCATTTTTTTTAAATATTTAGATAAAAAAAAGAGGGTCTCGAAAGACCCTCTCAATAAAAGTTGTGAGAAAACTCACATTAGATTTTTTACAGCAACACGTCTGTAGTAACGGTTTGCATTTACCTGAAGTCTTCCAAGACCCTGGCTGGTTCCTTCTGCGAATGGGTTAGCAACTAGACCATAACGGGTCTTGAAGCCAATTTTCGGTTGGAAGGAATTCTCACCAACGGCACGAACCATTTGGAGAGGCACATAAGGGCAATAGAAGATTCCGGCATCATAAGGGGAAGAACCCTTATAACCAACCACATAATACTGATTACCTGGAGTTGCGTTAGCAGTGGTCAGGTTAGCAGAATATGGGTCAATATATACACGGAATTTACCCATCAAAGTACCAGCAAAAGTATTGCCAGTGTCATCAACGTTAAGATTAGCGTTGAGTGCAGGTGTATAGTCAAGAACACCAGCCATTGTGAGTGCTGAAGCAACGTCAGCAGAACACATTACGATGTTGCCCTTTCCACGACGAGTTCTTTGTGCGATTGCGTTAGCATCACGCTCAATTTGGAATAGAAGTCCTTTGAACTTCTCAACTGACCAACGACCATTGGAATCAACGTCAAGGTCAAAGATACCAGCAGTTGCGGTATTCTGTACAGCACCTTGCTCAGCCACCTTGTAGATGGTTCTGATAACTTCACGGTTAATTTCAGCAAGAATCTCTGTAGAGAGAATATTTGCCAATTCTGCCTCAGCATTCAAACCGTGAATTGCCTTAAGGTCTTGTGCGAGTTCTAATGAATACTCAGCCTTGAGTGCTCGTGATTTTGCAGTAACAGTGACTTTCTCGATTGAGAATGCCATCTGGTTGAAAGCATCACCACTAGTACCATCAAGGTTCTCAGCATCACCAGTAACCATTCCCTGACCTACGTTATAGGCAGTAGAAGTAGCAGTACCAACAGGGTTTAAAACTGAAGGGTTAGTTCCACCTTGAGCAGTGGTACCAATACCAGCAGCACCATCGCTGAATCCAGCAGTTTCGTCTAGTCCAGCATCTTGACCGGAGAATGCAGAATCCGATTCATTATAGAATGATTCGTTACCTGACTGATTGGTATAACGTGAACGCATTGCGAAAATGAGTCCAGTAGGACCACTCATTGGTTGTACACCAGCAAGGTCATATGCGACCAGGTTGGGCATTGAACGACGGATGAGTGAAATCAATACGGGATCAAAACCAGCAGTAGGTCCGCCAGCAGCAGCACTACCACCAAAAGCACCAGAAGCACCAGCAGCATTACCACTGTTGGTTGGTGACTCCATCAACATTGATAATGAACCATTATCAAATGAGGATTGCTCTCTTAAAAATCTTTCTTGGTTTTCTAGCAGAACTGCGGTTACTGCTCTACGATGAGAATCTTTGATTGGATCAAGACCTTCATAGTTGAGAAGTGGTGCCCACTTGTCCTGCAATTGTTCGGATTGGAACATTTGCTTTTACCTTTTGTAAGTGAATGTTTGCGTTTGAATTATGTTAAATTCAATTATTTGCTAAATTTTGAAAGTGTGTTTAGATATGCAGCCATAGAACCTGAAACAGATTCTGGTGCCGAATCTAATCCCTCAGAAAGGGTTTCGGTTTTAGCATATGGAGAAATCATTTTTGTTGGAAAATAAGATTCCTTTAGTGTCTCCAGTTTTTCACGATATTCTTCTTCACTTTCAAACTCTACACTTTCGGCAAGTGAGGCGAGCTTCTCTTTCTGAGTGTACGCAAGACCCTCAGAAATTTGATCTAAGATTCCATCAGCAACCGACTCTGCGAGACGACTGTTGAGTGAAACGTTTTTCTCAATCTGCTCGTTGAGTTTCGTCTCCATATCATCAAGTTTGTTTACCATGCTCTCTAGAACATCATATTTATCTTCAGGGATTGTTACATAATGTTCTTCAAAAAGTCCTTTCAGACCAGTCAAGAAGGACTCAGTGAGTTCTTCTTTTAGACCCTTTTCAATTGAGAGTGTGTTTTCAGCAAACCACTCATCAGCAACATATTCAAGATAAGAATCTACACGATCATTCAATGCTTCTTTGATTTCTTCAATTTCTTCTACAAGTGCTTCAGCATATCTGATCTCAAGAGATTCTTTGATTTCACCAATTTTTGATCTGAGTGCAGATTCAAAAACAAGTTTTGCTTTTTCTCTGAACTCTTCGGAGAGTTCTTCTCCACCGAGAAGAGCATTTACATCTTCTTCAAGATCAAACTCTTCTTCTAGATCCTCATCATCTTCCTCTTCGTCATCTTCTTCCTTTTTACTTTTCTTACCATTTTTCTTGGTATCTTCTTCTTCGTCATCCTCTTCCTCTTCATCCTCTTCTTTGGCTTCTAGAAGTTCTTCATCTTCTTCATCATAATCAGCATCTTCTTTTGCCATACCCTTCATAGGATCTGCACTTCTTGCACCCTTGTTAACAACATCTCTAACTTGCTTGAGTGTTTCACCAGGAGTCTTAAGTTTTGCAGAATCATCATCAGAACGATAATTCTCAGGTGTAGGACCACCTAAATCTTCCCAACTACCAGTTTGACCTGGTGTTGAACCACTTAAGTGACTCATTGGGTTAGGTGCTGGTGCATTAGCATTCACAGCAGTTTTGGATTGCTTTGTGCCTACTTCCATTTCTTGTAAATCTCCACGAGACATTTGAACTCTCCGATTTTCTTTTTATGAAATCTATATTTATTTATAATTTAATAATTTACAACGAATTTAGAAAATCGTTGAAAAGATTCAATCTATTCTCTTCCAGTTGTTTTTGTGAAACTAATGTATTTATTCTATTGTATGCTTTCCTTGCAGAATGCTCACGAAGCACTCCACCATCCCATACCCATTCCTTACCTTCCATAATCCCCTGAACGAATGCATCAGGTGCAGAGGGGTCTGCAACAATATCAGCAGCAGTTGCGAGCATAAAATCTTCACCAACTTCACTATATCCATTTTGAGTTGGTCTTAGTGAACCAATACCACGAGAAGAAACACCGAGCATCACACCTTCTTTGAGAAGTGCCTCTGCAATCTTACCCATAGGAGTGGAAAGAATTTGTGCCTTACCAATAAAATTATTACCTTCACGATAAAGTTCTGTAATTTTATGAGAAACTCTGTCCAGATTGACTGTTGGACCATCTGGATGTCCGAGTTCACCAAGAGCACGACCTTTATTTACATATTGCTCTGTATATCTTTTGACCTCACGTTCCATCACGGGCATACGATAAATTCTTTTATTCCGATTTGGTTGTTCGGTCTGAAGAAATGGTCCTTTGATATAAAGAGTTTTCTTTCCATTTATACTTTCAGTAATCACTTCTACTGATTCTATCTCTTCGGTAATAAGTTTCATTTTTTTATGCCTGAGATGTGATTTGAACTTGTTGATAATAGATAACTCCTGCACCAGCACCATATGCAGAAACTTTATTTG